AGGCATAGACTGGTTGCAATCAAATTAAAGATGGAAGGCGCAAAGGCTGGAGTTGCTGATATGTTTTGGATGGGTTCAAATAAGAAATGGAAAGGTTTATTTGTCGAGGTTAAGATTGACAAAGGAACTCAGCAACCAAATCAAAAATCATTTGAGCAGATAGCTATTAATCACGGATATTATTATGCAGTTGTAAGGTCTATTGGAGATTGCGAGAATTTGATTAATAGATTTAAAGCCGATGAATTATAATAACGATTTTAGGTATGATTTAGAATATGGAGTTGTTGAAGGAGAAACGTTTGAACACCATAAAAAAACATGCAAGTCATTTGATAAATACGGTGATTTTATTCAGCTAACTAAAAACAATGCGTTTACTATTGACTACCCTAATTTGTCAATATTTACAATTCATAAATTAGTAAGGATGCACAAGCTAAAACATGGTAATCTAGATTTTATCATCATAGACCATTTAAACATTATCCAAAAATCGAAAGGTAAAATGGAGTACGAGGCAATAACTGAAATTACAAGACAACTCAAGATAATAGCTAAAGAAGAGGATATTTTTATAATCTGCCTATCACAGTTAAACCGCAACGGTGCAGATAGAAAAGAAAAACGCCCTCAACTATCAGATTTGCGTGGTTCTGGATCTATTGAGCAGGATGCGGATTTTGTGGTTACAGTACACCGTGAAGAGTGGTACTATTCAGAGATTGGAAAGGCGACACCCGAAGCAGTTAAAAACGTTCTTGAAGTCAATTTTGCAGCAGCTAGACGAGGTCAGCAAAACTTATACCATTACAGAGTTAATTTGCCACTTGGTAAGATCATGAACTCATTAAGTGATTGGGATTTAATAGCGTATAATAATGCATTGAAGGAACCAGTTAAAACAAAGATAAAAGAGTTTTAATTCGTTAAATAATAAAAAATAGGGATAAACAATGTTAGCTGTATTCGTGCTGTGTTTGCTGTATTTAATCGTTAGGGCTATTTTAATGAGGGGTGGGAAATGATAGTAAAGAGTTGTAAAACATGTGATTACGGAATGATAAACGAGTTGAGCGATTTGATTTGCGTCAATGACTCAAGCGATAAATGTGGGGATTTTGTTTATTCTCATGAATGTTGTAAAGAATGGCAAAATCACGACAATGAGTTTTATGGAGATAGTAAATGATTAAAGTAACAGAGCAAGACGACCGTATTATTTTAAACACAATTTACGGCGGCATAGCACTAACGAAAGCACAGGGCAAGCAACTAGCTGCACAGCTCAAGAAACTATGCACTACGGCTACTAAATACGGCAATAAAAAGGTAATAGCTTACGGTATAGAGTTTGATTCTAAAGTGGAGTCAGATTTTTACGAGCATTTACTCCAGCTGCACAAGCTAGATGAGATAATAATCCAGCCAAAGTTTGTTCTTCAAGACAAGCAGGACGGAATGAGAGAAATATCGTATATTGCAGATTTTCAGGTTGGGGCTTTAGTATTTGATGTGAAAGGTATGGTATTACCCATATTTTCGGTTAAGAAAAAGATGTTCAAAGTACGTTATCCCGATTTGCATTTAAGCGTGCTAAATAAATGTCCGCTTAAGTACCAGTCAATTTTTGGCAAGTGGGTAGAGCTTGATGTGTTAAAGAAATTTAGAGCAAAAGAAAAGAAAAAAGTATAATTAATTGCTTAGATGTGATATAATACTGGGAGTAGTAACCCTGCACTCGATATTAAGTTAGAGCAAAACGTGGGGTCTTTAAATGACCACTAGCTCAATATGGTTGGAGCAATCGACTGTTAATCGATAGGTTTCACGTTCAAGTCGTGAGTGGTCAGCCCTCTATACGTCTGAAAAACGTAGAGAAAAATACTTAAAAACTGGTCACTAGTGAGTGGTCAGCCAAATGCGGGGTGGATAGTATAACGGTAGTGCAACGGACTCCAAACCCGTTAGTTGAGGTTCGACTCCTTGTCCACTCGCCAGTAGTTCTTTTTAAAATTAAAACAATGCGAGGTGGAGCAGTAGTAGCTCGTCTGGCTCATAACTAGAAGGTCGTTGGTGCAAATCCAACCCCTGCCGTCAAATGCGATGTAGCTTAATGGTTATAGCAATGAACTCATAATTCAGAGGTTACTAGTTCGAGTCTAGTCGTCGCAACCAAGATTTTTAACATCTAGCGAGATGTAAACTCGCACAATGGTAAGTGATAACATGCTTCATAAGCTGTAAAATATGGTTTGAATCCATACCTTACCACCAATGTGTAATGTAGCTCGGCAGGAGAGCAGCGAATGTAAAAAAATTCGAAGGTCACCGGTGCAAATCCGTGTCGTTACACACTCAATGATACGCGAAAGCTGCTTTACCAGTTAGTAGCTTATCTCCCAAATAAGGTAAGTAAAATGCAAAAACATACCAAGAATTATTTGAAACGGCTTAATCTAACTGAAACTGATGAGATATTTTGCGCTCAGTGCGGTGTTTTAGCTGTAGATTTACATCATATCCAATTTAAAAGCCAAGGCGGTAGCGATGAACCCGAGAACATTATTGCTCTTTGCCGACTTCACCATCTAGCTGCTCATCAATTCAACACACAAGAACACAGAGATTTATTAACTACGCTACAAGCTAAAATTTTAGGGATATAGCCATGAATTTAACACAATTGGATTTAATACTTGGGGATGATAATCTAAAACAAGATTTACTAACATTAATCGCTCGTAAAATCCAAATAGAGCAACATTTAGCAAGCTATGATGAAGAGCTAGAGGATATTAGTATCAATGCTAAGAAGATTGGTTTGAAGCCCACAGAGTTCAACAAGATTGTGAAGTGCATAATTAACTCGGAAGCAACTCTCAACGAATTGGCCGCTTTAGAGCGTATTAATGATCATTTGATAAGCGTATAGTATGGCACGTAAAACAATTAAATCAGCGGCATTATGTGAGCGCATTTTAGACGCTATTGCAGAGGGTAAAAGCTTGCGTGAGAGTTGCGACAAAGAGAATTTAGCGCCAGGGAACTGGATTAACTGGATTAATAGCGATAAACAATTATTTGAACAATACGCGCACGCGCGAGAAGTTAGAGCCGAATTGCTATTCGACGAAATGCTCGATATAGCTGACGAGACGAGTAGTGATACTATTATTGACGATAATGGGAATGAAAAAGCAAACAGCGAATGGATTGCACGCAGTAGATTACGGGTTGATACTCGTAAGTGGGCACTATCTAAAATGTTACCGAAAAAATACGGCGATAAACTTGAAGTTGATAACAAAGGCGAGGTTGGTTTAACTGTTAGCATTATTAATTATTCTGATCAAGATAAAACTAAATGAACATTACCCTGCCAAATAATTGGTCACCAAGACCATATCAATTACCTGTAATGCAAGCGTTTGATAACCATATCAAGCGTTTTGTACTACGTTGGCATAGACGAGCTGGCAAAGATGATATTTGCTTGCATATTGCAGCACGTGAAGCATTTAGACGGGTTGGTAGCTATTGGCATATGTTACCAGCATACAGTCAAGCACGCAAGGCTATCTGGCTTGCTGTTAATCCACACACTGGTAAACGCCGCATAGATGAAGCATTCCCGCATGAATTACGCAAGCGCACGAACGACCAAGAGATGTTTATTGAGTTTGTGAATGGTTCAACATGGCAAGTGCTTGGTTCTGATCGTTACGACACTCTAGTTGGGGCTAGTCCAGCTGGTATTGTATTTTCTGAGTATGCTATCGCAAATCCTAACTCATGGGATTATCTACGACCAATGCTGGCAGAAAATGGCGGCTGGGCTTTCTTTATCTCAACTGTTCGGGGTTATAACCATTTCTGGGGCATGGGTGAATTCGCTCAAAAGAATGAGGATTGGTACTTTCAACAAGTAGATGCCGATAGTTCTGGAGTCTTTACCCCTGAAAGATTAGCAAGCGAATTGGCTGAAATTATTGATAGACTGGGTGATGATGAAGGATTGGCTAAGTATCGCCAAGAATATTTCAATGATCCCAACGCAGCAGTACCAGGCGCATATTATGCTAAATTACTTACACGGGCTAAAGAAGAGAACCGCATCATCAACGTACCATATGAGCCAAGTATCCCAGTGACAACTGCATGGGATTTAGGTATTGGCGACTCAACCGCAATATGGTTTGCTCAGTGTGTTGGTAAAGAAATTCGCATTATTGATTACTATGAAAATAGCGGAGTTGGATTAGATCACTATATCAAAGTGTTAAATAGTAAGCCATATGTATATCATGAAAGCCTATTGCCGCACGATGCTAACGTGTCAGAGCTGGGAACTGGCAAGCGTAGGATTGATACCCTGCGAGAGCTTGGATTAACAAAAACCCGTGTACTACCTGCTTTATCGGTTGATGATGGTATTAATGCCGTGCGTTTATTGCTGCCTAAATGCTGGTTCGATAAAGAAAAGACGGCAAAAGGAGTTAACTGCTTGATTAATTATCAGCGTGAGTACGATGAGAAGCTGCAAACATTTAAAGATAGACCATTACACGATTGGTCAAGTCATGGCTCAGATGCGTTTAGATATTTAGCGATGGGATTAAAACCACCACGTGAAGCACGTCGCCCATCATTCGCGAATACAGATTATCATTTATAGTTGCACACTATCAAA